TGTAACCAATTTCTACTTCCTTTAGCCTGATTACATTTCCTACAACTGGGTACCAGATTTGATGTAAGGTCTTCGCCACCAAGACACTTAGGGCGAACGTGATCAAGTGTAAGTTCATGTAATTCATAAGTTTCTCCGCAATAAACACATTGACAATTGAAGTATTCTTTAATTGCACGACGGTGTAGCCTCTTAGCTTCAGAGCTTGTCATCGTTATTAGGTTATGGAGGTAGTGATCAGGACTAGGCAGTAGTGGAGTCATATTACCGGATCAATGGATCAGCCATACTTCTTACCCTTACGTGGGCGCGTACGGTTAGCCTTAGGAGACTCTAACTTACCTTTATTAGGACCAGTATGGGAAGCATCCATACTATCACCATTACCATAAGTACCAAGCTTACGGTTTAGCTTATTTGCGTTAGTACGGATCTTGAGCCCTTCTTTTGTCTTATTATATTTAGCCTGTTGCTTAAGACGTTTAGCCTTAGCCTCAGGATTAGACTTGTAGTAGTTAGATGTGCGACTTGCCATACAACCTCTTTTGGATAAGTTCAGGGTCTACTTTAGGCATGATGGTAGCTAGTTTATCAAGGGGGTTACCCTCAAAAGCAACCCCACTGATATCATTTTTAGATAGCCAATCACAAGCCGCCTTTAGATCAGCTGTAGAAGCCTCACCTGATTTAATACGAGCAAGAAACTCTTTGGTTACAAGGTTATGCAGTTCATTGAACTGATCCTCTGTGGCCTTCTTGTTAGCCATTTCTCAATACAATTTGATCTAGTTTATTTTCGATGCGGATCATGTGATCCTCCATCTTTTGTAGTGCATTAGCTAGCTCTTGACGTGGTACATACTTTTCAGCAAGACGCAGCTCAATCTCATCAATACGTTTATCAATACGATCCATACGTGAGCTAGTTCTACTAGTAAGCGAGGCTACACCTCCGCCAACACCAATAACAAGAGATGCTACTCCTGTGATAATTGCCTCAATCATTTTCCCGCAAAATACGTATTAGTTTGTCCGCATAAGCGGGATCAGTGGCGTATCCCTCCTTAACTAAAAGTTTGCAACACTCTTCTACAGAGGTTGCTCTGTTTACGCCTTTATATGTCTTGTAGTCCTTATACCAACGTTGTGCTAAATAGGAGACACATGATTGAAGATCCGGAAAGTTAATGAATCCAGCAGTAATCGTGATCCACTTACCATCAATGAACTCTTTTGTCTCATGGTCAGTACCAGATCCCTTAAGTCCAAAATAGTTATGAGTACCAGAGGTGTGTTTACCCCAACCACTTTCTAATGCCCATTGAGCAGCTACTACTTGTGGGAACTTAGCACCAGCTGCCTTAGCAGCAGTGATAACTCCTTCCCAGGTGTTAGTAACGGGAGCAATGGGTTGCGGAGTATTGGTTGGGCGGAAGGTCATGAACCATCCAGAGCCTTTACCCTCTACTTCCCAACGCTTAAGCCAGTTCTTCCAAGAATAACGGACACTACTACCACCACTACCAATAGTGACATAGCCTCCGTTAACATTATCCATCTCACCGTATGGGTCATGGAAGACACCACGTTCCCCATCATCACCGATCAATAGCATCCAATGACCACCACCCCTAGGAGCAGTAGCAGGACCTTTATGTAGGATACCCGTAGCAACTGGATAACCAGCCTTTAGTTCGTTAACAAGAGCTTGCTTAGTACCCTTTTGGTAGAAGGTAGCTAAAATACCGTACTGCTGACAAGCCTTGATGTGTGATGTATATTCAGTTGTATCTCCATACTTTAAGACTGTACGGAGGTAATCATCATCGGCGTTACTACCCTTAAGTGCATCAGGACGGAGATACTTGATAGCCATAGCACATGTAGAGCTAAAGCACATCCGATCCCCGTGACCTGTTGCACTATCTGTTTGTGGGTAATACTGCTTAACTTGCAGCAATACCATTACTACTTACCTCGAAAGGTACGACGAATACGACGCACTGTGTCATCTTCAGTACGTGTCTTACTAAAGTATGCAGCAGCCATAGAGATGGCTTGAGTAACACTATTAGCCTTACGTTTTTTAGTTACACCAAGATATTCAGATGCAATAAAAAGAATAAAAAAAGCAAGCGTCTCATAGGACACTTTGATGCCAAGGATGGTAATCATTTGTTTATACCGTTAGTGAAGGGGACTACGATGCCTCAAGGGCTGCAACTTTGACTTCAAGTGTTTCAATGCGCTCCATTGCTTCCTGCAGCGCCTTCACTGCCTTCATGTAGAGCACCGAGTAGTTGACGCTCTTGGTGACGGTGCCAAGGTCGTTGCCCTCGGCGTCGCGGTCGGGGGATTCGCTGACGAGTCCGGGGGAGACTGTCTCAGCTTCTTGAGCGACTAAGCCAATTTGCGTGTGAGTTGGCTGGCCAGTTTCCTCTTTAAAATTGTATTTGCGGACTTGCAGGGCCTTGATGTCGTTCCACTGTGAGGCTGCGTCGACGATGTTTTCTTTAAGTTTAATGTCGGAGAATGCTCCGTAGACTCCATTTGTGTTGTAAACGTTGCCGCTGTCCCTAACTTCAAACGCAACTGCAAAGCCCTGTCGGACACAACCAATGAAACTATAGGAGTTGTTTACTGTATTTCTATAGGTACTAATTGTTGTCGCGTATCCCGTAAATGAAGTGTTGTTATTGCCTATGTCATGCGTTGATGTTGCTCCTACGCTTCTCCACAATGTTCCCCCATCACTGCTAATCCTCATCCGCTCGACAACGCCAGTGTTGTTATTTGTGCTGAAAATAAGATTTCCAAAATTGCCGCCACTTGTATAACTTGAGTCAATAGCTGCCGCTTCAAAACCTAGATCACTTGTTGTTCCATTGGGGTAAAAGAAAGACATCCCAACGCCATATCCAGTGGCTGAAACTTGTCCATAATTTCGAATTCTAAAAGGACGCGTAATTGAGTTATTTATTCCGTGAATATTTGCAACATCCAAAGTCACCGCAGGGGTAATACCCCCCAGCCCTAAACGGCCGGAGCTGTCGATGCGGGCGCGTTCGGTGCCACTTCCATATGTGCCGCTATAGAAAACATAAGCATTGGAGTTCATAGCCCCTACATGCCAGTTACCTGCGGTTGATTTATATTGAATAAATGCGTCTGTTGCGGCACCAACTTGAGTAACTGAACTTGCAACGTCAAGCGCATAGGCAGGCGTAGGATTATTAATCCCCAAATTGCCAGTAATGTTTCCACCAGCAAGTTTTAAATAACGTGCTTCAGGGTCATTAGGGAAGTATTGAACCCAATTCCAAGTACTACCAACTGTTGAATAGATAATACGAACAGAAAGACCTGCGCTACCAACAAATCCTACAGGTACACCACTAAGTGGGGTAAAACTTTGAATACCAGTAGAGTTTGTGATTTCAACAGCTGTGTTATTGGCTGGAGTAGCAGGAATTGCTGCAACATTAGCAATAATCGTATAAGTCACAACATTAGCCACTGCAGCCGCTGCTGAGTTAGCTGTATTAACAGCTGTAGTTGCGTTAGCAGAGGCAGTGTTAGCTGTAGACACAGCAGCACTTGCATTAGCACTAGCTGTGTTAGCTGTTGCTACTGCAGCCGAGGCGTTAGTAGAGGCGGTGTTAGCGGTGCTAATAGCAGTATTAGAGTTTGTAAGTGCAGTGTTAGCTGTTGTATTAGCTGTAACAACACTATTGTTAACCTCTTGTGCAACATAGAGACCTTGAGTGAAGTTACTATTTAGGTCTTGTGCACGAATAGCAGAACCAGAAGAGAAGGTAGCTGCTAGATCAGAGTCATCAGTCTGACGATAAATAACAATAGCAGCCCCATTAGCTGGAGCGTTACCTGCAGTGAACAGTACCTGACCACCAGTTTTAGTGCTATAGTTAAGGCTTTGTAGGTTGTAGTGAGTACCAACTGTTTTAAGGACACCTGCAACAGTAACCTTAATATCAGTTGGTTCCAACCATTTAAAAGTAAAAGAAAAGGGCCCTAAGTTGGACCCATTACCAGTGAATGTATTTTGTGTAGTTGCCATTTAAGTTATCGGTACATTTGAGTTAGTTTCTCAATCTCTGCTTTACGGCGATCAGCAGCTCGTGCAGCATCATCAATACGACCTTGACGCATCAGGTTCTTATTATAGATAGATTCCTGGATAGAACGCCACATTGGTTCATTATCTTTCTGCATACGAGACTCAGCAATCTTTTGGGCATCCTTAATGATGTTATTCAAAACTGAATAGACTTCACTTTGAGCTGCATTGATTTCCTCAGAAGGACGACCTTGAACACGCATAGCACGAATACGATCTAATTGATCATTGTACTTTTTATTCTTACTAAGTTTATCGTACTCCTTCCAGATCTGTTGTTCACCGATATACTTATACAGCATCTCACGTTCTTGAGTAGTGTATTCGTGGTTACCTGAGCTATCCTTACGAATCATTTGGACACCATCCCAACCACTATCAATCAACCACTGACGCCATGGCTCAGTACCCTCACTGATCTTAACTGGATTAACAGCATTAAGAGTACGAAGGACTGGGTTATCAATGTCATTGAGAGGTTTACCTGTGTAGATATCAATCTGTTCAGGTAGTTGACTGGAGAAGCCAGGAACCTTATTTTTGACATACCCAATGAAGTCGTTATAAATGTCCTTCTGGGAGCTTGTGATGGCATTAGAGATAACACTAAGAGCACCTGCCTGGGGGATATAAGCACGTGTTTCATTAGCAAGGAACCGGTTAATAGCTGTTTCATCACCATTAGCCATAGCTACAAGTGGTTCAAGACCAGCCACCCATGTCTTATTGACAAACGTAGCAGATAGGGTCCACATCAGCTTATCCCTAAAGTTCTCAGTAAGAGTAGAACCAATATCACGAGAATAGTAAGCTAGGTCACCAACAAGAGTAAGGATAGTATCAAGTGGTTCATAACCAGCATAACTAACCCATTTACCAGCAACGTTAATGGTCTTAGGTTGCCAGCCGAAATTATCACGAAGCTTCTTACGTTCACCAGCATTAACAGGACCATTACCACGGATATTACCACCCAAGGCATAACCCATCATAGAGGTAGTGAGTAGAGCAGAGAAAGCAACACGACCACGGTACTCAGCTTCAAGACCCTTAAAGATAGCCATACCATTAGGTACTGCATCATAGGCAATGTTATGATCCATAAGAGCATCTTTGATCTTATCGATGTCATCACCTGCCATCAGCACCTTACTGTACTTATTCATACCTGGAAGGGTAGCAATAGGTGTGTAGGACATAGCCATCTTAACACCATTGACACCAGTCTTAGGGAATGCAAAGAAGCCTTTAAGCAAAGGTAGTTTGTTTACACCACGAGTAAGCGTAGCAGAAACATCATCATTTAGGTTAAGTGCAATTTCACCACTAGCGTTCTTAGCAGCAGCATCAGTGAGGTTACCTACAGCATCAAATGACTCATCATAAGCCATCTTCTCAGCCTTAGCTAATTGCTGGGCTAGTTCAGCACCTCTATAGCCAACACTAAACACTTCATCCCAAGCCCTAGAACGAGCCATTTGAGAAGCTACAGTGGTCTGTACGTAAGCATCAGCACTAATCATTGCGTTAGTACCATACTTAGTCCAACGCCAGTTGCCGAGGTCATATAGGAACCTAGCAGAACGATACTGGAATAACTTACCCCAGTTACCATCCTTCTCCCACACTGCTTCCATATCAGCAAGTGTATCCCAAAGATTAGGGTTGTAGTCAGTTACAAGGTCTTCACGAGCAAGCTCACGGAAGTCCATCGTAGCATCATTACCCCACTTACCGTTATTCCAGGTACGTTTAAAAGTATCCCAAGCATCACCCATAGAACGCTTGTTTACAGTCCACCAGGAACCATAGACATAGGTAGCCTTACGGAGATCCTCAGGAGTGTTCTTACCCATCAACATACCAAGACCAGTACCCAGGAAGGCATTGCTAGTACGAAGGGTAAGAGACACTGTGTTACCAGTAATAGCCTTAAGTGCAGAAATACCAGACAACATATTGTTGTAACGTACCGACCATGCACCTTGTGCAAATGCATTAAGGTTACCATCAGAGCTATAGATAAGACCAGAGGGACTTACTTGCTTAGAAGCCCACTTCATCAACTTATCAAGGGTATCTACATCACCCTTAGACAATGCAAAAGCATCAATCAAAGGTTGAGCAGCCTCAGGACGTTCAATAGCAATCCTACGAATCATATCCCGATAACCTTGTGCCTGAGCGTGTTTCTCTTGTACCTTAAGATCAAACTGTTCAGTAAGTTGCTTAAGAGCGGACTCCTTATCAGGTGACTCCTTAAGGAACTTCTGCCAACGATCTTGGTTCTTAAGTGCCCAACCAGCTATATACTTATTGAGAGCATACTCTTCCATAAGGAAGGCTAGTCGATCACCAATCATCTCAGTGACACGACTAAGGTCAGCAGTCTCAGGAAATGCCTTATAACCTTCAGCGATGTCAGCTACTTCCCGGCCTACGGTATCCATTGCACGAGCTGATGTCTCAGTGACAACCTTACCAAGATACCGATCAGTCAAGTCACGCATAGCATAGCCGATGGCTTCTGCTTGAACGTCGTTAACATATTTAATAACACGACCATCAAGTAGGTTCTTAACGTCTCTGTTATCAAGGAAGAGTTTCTTAAGATCAGTTACCTTATCAGTACCAATGATATCATTGTAGATCTTCCAAGCTTGATCACTCATCTGAGCTTTGGTGTACCTGAAACCATCAACGATAGCATCAAAGTTACCAGTAGCACGAGTACCTTCAGCTAGGTCTTCAAGAATACCACGAGACACAGTATTGCCTTTACTGAGGTCATGGTAAGCACGTTCAGAAAGGATAGGAGCAGGAGTACCAGTAGTGTTACCAAGCTTGATAGCAGTAGTATCAGCCATGTTACGGGCAATGTTACCAGGAGGGGTGCTAAGCGCAGCAGTGGAACCCTCAGGGAACATAGTAGGAGTGATCGTAGGATCAACACCACCAGCCCCACTAGGATCGTCCATAAGGCGCCCCTTTCCTACTTGATCGATCTGACTATCACGGCTGATCTGTTGCCGCTCTACAAACGATTCTAGAGGGCTCTCAGTGAGATCTGAAGCACCAGTGTTAGTGTACTGTTGGGTTAGCTTACCTCCCTCACTATCAAGACCCTTGATCTGTGCTTCAAGGTCACCAATGCGGATGCTTTGTTCAATCAGCTGTGCTTCATCAATAGGAGCAATAGAAGATACCTGTGCTAGCTCTTCCTGTAGAGCCATACGCTGAGTGTCAATCTCAGACAACCGAGTAGCAGTAGGTGCATCAGCATTAACGAGTACCTCAGAAGCCATGAACTCCTTAGCTGTTGTATCGTTAGGCTTAAACCAATCCATTACTCCACGACCTGCAGCAGCAGAGTAACCGATGATATCACCGACAATACTAATACCAGCTGATTCATAGATGTTTTTATAACGACGTTGTTCAGGAGAGTCAGTATCTTTAACAACAAGTGCATCAGGAACAGGCAACCAAGGTGCTGCTTCTTTCACAATCGTCGATACCGTTTCACCTTCTGATTGGTCGCTGATAGCGTTAACAGCAACATCACCAGCAACGTTAATACCAAGTGCAGACAAACCACGAGCAACAGGACCACCAGCCATACCAGCAGTAGCTACCCGTGATGCAGCACCAACACCAATACTAGGAACAAGAATAGAAGATACTTCCCTTACCTTTTGAAAGCCAGGATTCTTGAACTTAGTGTTGGCATCCCATGCGTCATCAATCCACTCAGCACCAGGGATACGACCAATTAGATCAGATCCAAAGTCAATGATACCCATACCGACTGAACCAAGACCCTCAAGGGTACGTTGGGCATAGGTACCGATATCTTCACCAAGAGTAGCATTGGGATCACCACTACCATAGATGAAGCCAGAGCCTTGGTTAAGTGGTTTCTGTGGTTGTTGACCACCACCAGTAAGCTGTTGAACTGCTTGCTGTTGAGGAGACTTAACAGGTTGTACATTACCAGCTGCTTGATTTTCAGCTGGTGTAGCCTCCTTATACATTGTATCAGGAGCATTAGTCTTAGGATTATAAGAAGGAGCCTCTGACTGTAGAGCGTTATACTGAGCCTCCTCCTCAGCCATAATGCGCTTCAGTTCTTCTTCATCTACATAAGGGGTTTGTGTCATACTGATTTACCGTGCAAGAAACTGAAACGCCGTCCATCCGGCAGTTGAATAATAACCATAGAGCCCCACCTTGTCTGTTGTTTAGACACAATGCGTGCTCCATTACGAACAAATACTTTGCTGTTGTAAGCAGTGGGGTAGTCAATACCGTGAGAACCCCTAGCCATATGTTGATCAAAGCTATCCCCACGTCCTGGGAGACGTTTACGTAGATCACCAACAGGAATCATACCAAACTCAGGATCCTGAACAACAACAAATTGATCAAGCTCATTTTCTTTGAACCTAGCTCTAAACTCATTCTGTGGAGTATTGGGGTTATCTTGTTGTTTAACATCTAGGTGTGGTTGACCAGGTGAACCAAGGTCACTAGTAATATAGGCAAGGGTAGGACGCATAAATGCTTGATTACGTGCAGGAGGTGCAGGGTTATAAGGTTGATCAACATTAACACCCATCTGTTGCATCACACGAATGATCTTACTAGGATAGGCAGCTTCACCACCAGCATAGCCACCAGCTGCAATAGCTTCAATAGCTTGACGTGGTGTTTTAGCTTTAGCCAATCCAGGAGCATACCTAGGATCAGTCATGAGATTCATGAAGTCCTTAGCAGACTCAAGAGGTGAAGGATAGTCCCTCCAATAGGAACCATTCTTTTGTGTACCTTGACCAGGGCGTGCCTTAATGTTAAAGACGTTATTCTTACCTGAGGTGTACTTACCCCATCCACTCTCCAATGCCCACATAGCAGCCATCACCTGAGGGAATTTAAATCCAGAGGCAGTACCAAGTGCTGCTACATCAGCATAACCATTGTTGCCTGTACGTACAGTAGCAGGCGCACTACCACTACCAATGATAGTAGTGTTAAGTCGATCCTGGGTAGTAGATTGAGCAAAGATACGTTGCAACACAGGATCATTCATGATGTTCCTACTTAGTGTATCTCTAAACCCAGACTGTACTCGTTGTTTGAGACCTGCTGCCTTAAGTTGAGCATTAAGGAGATCAGTAGCAGTAGTACCAGGCTGTGCTCTTTGTAGAATGTTAAGAACTTCAGGCATCGAGAACGGCTTACCGTTAGCAATCCTATTGTCGATATCCTTCAACAAAGCAGGACTAACAATAACCTCCTCATTGATGATATTACGGTTGGAATTGAATCGGTTTACAACATCCTTTGTGTTGATGATGTTAATCGAAGAGGGTGCATTAGGATGCTTACCAGGTGTAAACGCTCCATAGAAAGCCTGTGAGGTCTTACCTTGAGCAGAGGTAATAACAGCAAACCTACCACTCTTCTTAGTGATTGCAGTAAGCACATCGTTGCGTGCCTGAGCAGCTGCAGCACTAGGCTCCATTGTCTCGGAGTACTGCTTAAACTTTTGCGTATACAAGTTATATGCATAAGCAGATGCACTACGTAGACTGAAGTGAGCAGCACGATCAGTACTATCACCAATCAAGTTCCGCTTAAGTTCATCAGTAAACTCAGCCTTAACCAACGCTGGATCAATACCAGCATTAGATCTACGACGATCTAAGTCTTGTGCTGATCCCAGGAACTGCTGCCTTACAGTACCAGGAACACCAGCTTGATAGACATCTTCTGCTGTAAGTGTACCATTCTTTTCTGCCTCACGGAACGTCTTAGTCCAGAAGTCAGCATTTTGCTGTTCAGTAGTAAAAGCAAGTTGAGCTTGAAGTAGATCAGTTGGGACACCTTCAACCTTTGCTTGTTTGATGAGAGTAGTTAACTCATCTTCATTAAGGTTATTGGTACGTGCATATTCAAGCAGTTGATCTTGCTTTGCCTTATTCTCTCTATCTTTTACAGCTTCGACTGCTGCAGCTTCTTGATTAGCATCTGTACGACGCTTCTCCATCAGTGCATCATACTCAGCAGGATACCTATCTTTCATGCTCTGACCATTATCAGTCATAGCAGTAGATAGCATATTCTGCACAGCTTCGTCGCTAATAAGTGTAGAGTCTGACAGGATATTATAATAGTACTCCCTTGATCCTCTAAGACCTAGTGGAGTAGCAGCATCCTCTTGATAGGTAATAGCACCTGCCTTTAGGGCAGTCATGAACTGTTCACCAGTTTGACTGGAAATTAGATTCTTAGTTTCTTGACTAAGGATCTCATCAGTTCTAGTACGGATATCAGCCTTCCTAGCAGATTCGATGTGGCTACCATACACAGTGAGTGCTTTTTGTAGAGTATCTGTAAGGAGCATAGGATTAACATCGTTAAACCCTTTCTCTTTCATGAACTCTTGCATTAGTGCAGGAGCAGCAGCAGAACGTTGCTCTGCAGTTGTCAAACCACGTTCGTTCAATTTATTGAGTGACCAAGACGGCCACTCTTGAGAGAACATCATCTTACCTGCTTGTTCAACAATACCAGCCTTACGTGCTGGATTACTGGACATAAAGGATGAGATGAGATAGGGGTCAAGACCTCTCTTCTGGAAGCCTTCTACCATCTTATCGTTAGATTCACCAGCTGCCTTACTCAAGGCAAACAGGTTCTGCATTTCTTGAACTTGTTGTAGTGGAATCTGACCACTAGCAACTTTAAATATAGACTCTTGTTTTTGTTGCTCAGTCTGTTGTTTCTTGTACTCAGTGACTACTTCACCAAGAGTAGTACTAAACTTAGATAAGCTTTCAAACGTAGCCATTACGTTCTTGCTACGTTGAAGTTCGTTTTGAATTAACGTCTGAGAGTTCTTCTCAACGAACTTCTGTCTATTCTCATCAAGTGATTTTTCATAGAGATAATTCCTATCCCTGTCTTGAGATTCAATGTTTAGTTTCCTCTCAAGACCACGGGCATAGTCATCTCTCACTTCCTTTACAGCCCTACGATTTTCTTCCATGTTACGTATAACACGGTTGTCCCTCTCTTGCATACGAGAGAGACCTTCTGTCGGGGCTTTAATAGGATCGAAACCTATACTGCGGGCGTACCCTCTGTAACTTACTTGATCCATTTAACTTTAATTAAGGAGTTTATTTGCTAGGTATTGCACCAGCGACACTCATAAGTCCACTACTAGCTGCACCAAAGATACTAGATGCCATATCTGCCTTAGCACCTTTAATCGGCCTAGGTCCAAAGTCTTGCTTAGTGAGTTTACGAGGCTGGAGGTACTGAGCCCTTGGAGTAGAGAGAGGCTTAGGTGCTGTAATAGGAGCAGAGGGAGAAAGCATACGGTTAGCTTCTGCTGCAAGGTCTGCGCCAAACTTATCGTTAGCAATCTTCCTTAGTGCACCTTGAGCATCAGCTTGGGCACTAATTAATGAGTCAGCTAGGATAGCTTGGTTCCTACCAAATGAAGCAAACTCTGCTTGTTCTGCCTTATCAGCACTACGACCTACCTGCCCTTTAACGGCAGAGACACCTTGAGCTTGTAATGCTTGAATAATAATGTCTTGATTTTGGTAGGCTAGTTCATTGGTAGCTTCTTCTAGCTTACGGTACTCAGCTTCTACAGCAGCTGATCTAGCTAACTCGTTAAAAGTACGTTGCTGACCATAGATCTGCTCAGACTTAGCGAATTGCTTCAGTTGTTGAGCATACTCAGCCTGTTGAATCTTTGTTTGATACTGCCAATCCTGTAGATTAGTGGCATCCCTAAACGCACCTAGGGTTTCTTCATTCTGTACGTTATAACGCCACTGTTCAACGTTATGTTTACGATCAGCCCTAAGCCGATCCTTGCTGTATTTCCAAGCTTGTAGATCGTATTCGAACTGTTTTTCTACAGCTTTGTTCTGGGCAGATGTTCCCCGTGCAGCGCCAGCTATACCAAAAATGGCACCAACACCTGCAATAATTGCTCCTGCTGCCATAATCAGGTCCTCCTATAGAAGCCAGGTGAGTATTGTCCTTCCCATTGCATAGACACAAGACTAACAGGGAACGGAGTATTTGAAGTTACTTTCATTGTATAGTTGTCTGGCCTTTGATAGATTGGGACTTTATAGACATAGGAATCACGGAATGGTGAGGTATTAGCTGAATAGAAGTCAGCAATCTGTGCACCACCAATACTAAACCATTCAGGTCTACTACGATCCCTAATACTGAAATAAATGTCACCACCAAGTCCTGTATAGAATGCCATACGAGAAGTGGTAGTAACAGCAGTGAAGTCAACACCCTGTTCACCCATACTGTAGTAGTACCTAGGTAGTGTTAACTCCATATTGTACTCATAACCAACATAGATGTAGTTACCAGTAACATCACCAGGAATGGTGAAATAAGTACCACCACCATCAGATGCTAGTACAGCTACGTTAGTGTAACCAGATTGTGTACCAGGGCTGCCAACCTTAAGTAAGCCTACAACAAACCTGATGGTCTTAGTTGTATTAAAATAGGTAGGTAGGTAAACTTTAGTTAGTGAGGTAGTGTTGCTATAGCTAGGTGCTGTAGGTGGTACAGGAGATACCATAGAGACATCAGTTACTTCACACCACGCATCCAGGTGAGGATCAACAGTACTACCAAGACTGTTAATAAGGCCACCAGTACTAGGTGCAAGCACTAGCTTATGTTGAGTTGCTACGTACCCCTCAGTGCCACTAGTGAGTACATATAAAATATCGTTTTGAATAACTGTATGAATAACATTAGACGGTAGCAGCCACTTAAACCAGGCGGCCATAGGACGCTCATTTCCCTGCTCGTAGAACCTATGCAGGTACATATAGGGGGAAGTCCTACCAGAGGCCACCCACAGTCCATTCTGGGCGCTTCCTACGGCATCTGTGATGCTTTGTGGCATCCACTCAGGGACAATCTTAGTCGTTTCAGTTACAGCAGGAGAGTCACGTTGACCCCTAACAAAGATCTCAAATGCCCTAGCCCAACTTTGGTTACGACTGACATAAAGTACAGTAGAACCTATGTCAACAGGTTTTAGATAACGATCACATTCGTAGCTAGCAATAGTACTAATAGAGCAGTTAGCAGGTGTCCATGCACCGTTCTCAGCTTCCATTAGGAATTGCTGGTTCTCACTAAATAACAGTAACCCTTGAGTAATTGGTACAACAGAACGTACAATAGCAGGTTTAATGCTAGCACAGCTAAGGTCAATAGGATCAGAAGCTGTTACTGTAGTAGCAGATTTATGGTAGAAGTTATAGTAGTCACCAGCTTGAGACATGGAGACATTATCTTCGGTAAGGAACCCAAGTCTATTGTTATATAGGAAGATATCAGTAATTGTATTATCTACAAATGTAGGATGACTGTTAGAGTCTTCATCACCTACACCACGTGAGTCCCAGATCAGAGTATCGTCATTAGCTGTAACTGTAGCTGATCCATCAATTTGAGTAGAACCATCAAGGAACGTAGCCTTGAATGTTAACGGACTAGTGCTAGTACGGATGAGAGCAACAGGCATTGTGTTCTCGTTAAAGCCTGTACTAACATTAGGTGCTACAGTCTCTTCCCAAATACCCTTACCACTTGTATTTGGCCCACTATCTGCTACAAATTTTACATAAAAGTCATCTTGAGCTGCTGAGGAGTTGGCAACTTTAACGATTTGATTATGGTAAGCTTGTTCGGGTAACTTAGTAATTGAAGTAACAGAGTCTTGGAAAACTCGAAGATACTTACCATCAGGACCACCAAAACCAGAGACATTAGTATTAGAACTAAAGGTAAGGAAGATGGTATTATCAATAATAGTCTTAGTAGCAAAACCACTGGTGATAGCATTGGAGATACCAGTCATCACCGTACTAATGATTAGGTTGCCAGAACCAGAGTTGGGTGATGTATAGGTAAAGGTAGTACCATTAATGCTAACTGAGTAAGTATCGTTATAATCAACAGTAGATACAACAATAGTAGCTTGACGGTTGGGGTTCCACGTTGGTGCTGTCTTGGCAGTTACTGTCTTCTCAGTATTCAGAATATAGGTGTAATCGTTGATGGTAAGCGTCTTAATGCTCCTATAATCAGCAGCAGTCAAGTAAGAGACAATAGAAGCTTGCTTACCAGTAGGGTAGTTAATGGTAGCTGTCTGTCCAGTCTGTAAATTCCAGACACTAAGCACACCAGCACTAGATACACTAGCAATATATTTTTCAGTAGTACTTTGTAGGATGCTAAACCATGCAGCATTATCAGCAGTGTTAGCAGTTAGTCCCGATAACTTACCGAGGAACTTACCACCAGGACGCTTCAGCATACCAAGAGCAATATCAGGGTAGCAGTTCAGTGCATCTTTAACTTGACCCAACAGCATCTTCTCATCAGCCTGTTGGGAAACACCACCAATGAAGTTAGGTATACGTTGAGAGATTGCTGTCATCGTGCAAGAGCCTTAAATGGTTTGTAGCTATTGTAGAACCCATCACCTTGCTTGAAGCCAAACATAGTGTAGTCACCTTCATTGCACTCATACTCAAGGCAATTAGCCCTACGTAGTACCTCAAAAGAACCAAGTGTTTGGGTAAGGTTCACATCACCAACAAGACGAATAGCACAACGTGTAGCAGCTCGTGATGTGATGTAATCCCTAAAGACTTGAGGGAGATCAATAAAGTCATAATACCAGACCACATCTACATCGTAGGTTTCAGTGGTATCCCATACATCAGTATGGCCGATCTTATCATAGAGCCTACCGTTCCTAATAACAGTATCGTAATTAGTATTAGCGATAGTATCACTAAGATCCATTTGTAGCATACTACCAGTCAATGATAGATAGCCATTAGTATCAGGAGTAAGTGGGTACTCAACCTCTCGGTTAAATGTCCACCCCTCTGCCTGTACCTCCCGAGAGACTTGCATTAAGGTCTCATAAGTAATTGCAACTTCCGGGTTGATTACAGCTTCGACAGTAGACCCATCTTCATACGTGATGGTCTGTGCCTCGATGGTGGTAACAGGCGCCTGACCAATAGACGCCAGAATTTCATTAACAGCTTGTAGCTCAGCCTGAGCGTTATTGGTATACGGCATAATAATGACGTTATAAGGAAATTAAAAAAAAGGATCCCGGTGACGGCTAGTCGCCATCGAAGGACCCCTTAGTAAAACTAATTAAGCACCAGTGCGAGTAGCATCAAGTGCCGGAGAATCAACTTCCACACCAGCATAAGCAGTGCGGAAACCAGAGGTGATAGAGAACACCTTGGATACGGTAGTACCGTTAGTCTTAGCAACACTACGGCGGACGGCATTAGAGCCAGCCACCGCCAGGTTACCATTAGCAGTATAGGCGGTATCGTAAGCGCCAGTCACAGCACCAGGGGCGCCACTACCACTTACACCGCTGCCACCAGCAGCTTGAGAGATGTTAGCCATGATCAGTATTTCCGGTATTCAAGGAAAGAACCAGCATAGATAGTGGTGTCGCTAGCAGTAGCAGCATCCTGTGCAAACTTGAACTGGATAGTACCAGCAGTAGCGCCATTCACCAGCACACCAGTAACACGCAGGAAACCGTTAGTGTTGGCAGCACCAAGAATGGAGATAGCAGCAGAAGTCGTGGCAATAGCCAGATCAACTGCAGTGTCATCAGGAGCCTTACCTTCAGTCAGCTGACGGTACAGGGTAGGGCTGGTAGGCACAGCCACTTGATACTTGAAGTCAGCACCAGCAGCAGTGTTATAGAACAGGTTGAGACGGAAGAGCACGCGCTCATTCGCAGCAACGTTGAGGCTCAGTTGAGGAACATCAACCAGAGTTGAGCTGTTGTTAACAACTTGGTTAGCATCAACAACATTAGCCAGTTGCATCATATCAGGCTGATACACAGCACCGATATTACCATTAAGAGTGATAGACATTGTTTATCCTAAATTGAGTTACGAAGCGGTTGCTCCAGAAATAGAAGAGCCAATTGTTCCACGATCCTGCACACCATTTCCTACAACCAGACGCCCTGCCTCAAGAGGAGAACAGGGGTTCAGGGTGTAGGAGGCAACAGAGCTACTGGAACTAAAGATCTGCGTAGCAGGAATCTTTACAACTTCAGAAGTGCCAGGAGTAATAGCCACTAGATTGCCTCCCTATTATCAGGAGCGAGCCGACTGCAGCTCAATAGCAGCAGCGGGGTTCAGAGTGCCGCAGCCCATGGCCAGACGACCCACGATGAGGTCACCTTGATACATCACAGAGACATCACCAGAAGTGGTCTGCACGGAGGGAGCAATGGCTTCCACAACACCAGCAGCATCCTTGTAGTAGATCAGACCACAGTGGGTGCTGAAGTCACCAGAGTAGTTGTTGTTCTCACCAGGAACAGACGACACAGAACCGGCCAGGAAGGGCAGGTTGTTGGAACGCTTGATGCTGATACCAGCGATCTCATAGAGACCTTCGCCGGAGTTCAGGTTACCTTGGCTGTTACCATAGTCACGGTTGAGGATGTTGCTATCCACTTGGCTCACCAGTGCATAGTACTGACGCGGGGACAGCACAGCGGTGCGACCTTGCTTAGGCAGGTTCTTCTCATCGAGAATAGAAGCAGCCTCAAAGAAAGCATCAACAAGTGCTTGAGCATCATACTCCTTCTGCACACCCAGTTGGATCACAGAACCGCCGGGCTCAGGGCCAGGAGCGGCAGTGATGGGGTGAGCTTCACGAGCAGCTTTAGCGATCTGACGGAAGATCTTTTTGTCATAGCTCTCAGCAAGAGCGTAGCCGATCTTCTTAGCGATTTCAGAACGCAGGGAGTAGTGAGCCAGGGTCTCATCCAGGTCATACACGAATGCACTAGAGATGAGCAGGTCATCACAGACGATGGTCTTCTCTGCCACCGGAGGATCGCCGCTACCCAAGATAGGAGTACCAGGGGTATGATAGGCGGCCTGCATACGGCCAGTGAAGATAAACTGCAGAGCCTTACCATTCTTCAGAGTACGGCTCTGCACGGTGCCTTTGGCGATCGTCGCGCCTTCATAGGCTTTGAACATCTCACCCGAAAACAGTTTCAGGTAAGTTGCATACTTAGAATCGTAAGTGCCGTTATTAACTTTGTTAAGAGCACCTACCAGAGTTTGAGTAGTGTTAGCCACAATAGTTTAAGAGAGAGAATTGTTGTGTGTTAGTCTCTCTAAGCGCCTAGAATTTTTGTTGTCATTTTGTTGGTGTCGTCTCTCCGACTGTCATGGCAAAGGGTGTCGGTCGTAACCGGCCTAAGCCAAAGAAAAGGAGGTCCTACTCTGAGGTGCCTCCAATCCAATTAAAAGAAAACCCTTACAGGTTGATTAGGTGTAACGATGTAAGCATCCCACCCATCAGGTAGGTTGCCAACATAGTTGACGTGCCAGCCAGCCATGTCAGGGATCTCACCAATGACATCCAATGCATGACTATGGCTAGCGGTAATCCAGGTATCGTCTTCTGTCAGGTAGTCAGCCAATACAGCCCTGCCGATGGCTTCATCGGGGAAGCGGAGATAAGTCGTCATTGGGTGATCTGCTGAAGGGTGCTGTTGGAAAGGCGTTGCGGCCAGTAGACGAGGCGGCGTATGGTGCCAGAAAAAGTATTAGTGCCTAACACTTCACCATTACCAATACCTAGCTGGTTTACTGTCGTCGCCATAGATCCACTGGTTCGCGTAGTAGGTGCAGCTCCATTAACCGATCCGGCAAAGTCAGATGCTTTAAAGCCCCCTGCTACCTTGAGGGCAGTGTTGGCTCCCAAAGAAGATGCAAAAACAAAACTTGAAACTTGGACAGTTCCGTCAACAGTAACAGTAATGTTGATGTTACCACCGGAGCCAGATCCACGGGCAATCAATACACGATTAGACGCTGTATTATCTGAAAAAGAAGCAATTCTTGTATTGTTAATTGCATAACTGGTGTTATCCGCAAACACCGTCCCCTCATCCTGCCGATACCAGCTAGAGAAGTTAGCCCCCGTAATACTGGCCACATCAGCACTGCGGGTGACCGTGGCTGTGGTTGTGGGGATGTAGCTGGTTGCAAAAGTACCCTCTTCGACCTGGGCACCCCAAATTCGCACTGTAGATCCAGAGCCACTAAAGAAAGGTCTAAAACGAATTGTGGTAATGGTGCTGGTTGTTGTAGTAATAGTTAAACGTTTCCAGCCATCTGAATAAAGAGTAATGCTTCCGCTTGTGTTGGTAAAATTACCATCATTATTTGCACTGCTAATTGTGTTTGAACTTAAATTAAAAACAACCCTTCCACGGTTAACTGTGCCGCCATTGTCAATGGACATTGTGAATTGGGTGGCGTTTCCTTTTACCCACAACGATCCAGTGTAAGTGCGAGAGGTTGCGTCTTTTGTAATGCTATTGCTAATGATTCCAGGAGAAGTTGTATTCGTCCAAAGATCAGCAGTTAACGTGCCATCTGGGGCTGTTGACTCATTAGCGGTTATGGTGCAGTCAGTTTTAGTCCAGTAAACATCCTCAAACTCTTGGCTTTTTTGCGTGAGGTTTGTCCTACTTTCCTCCACCAGCAGGCCCAAGCTCTCGCCGGTCGTGGGGTTGTGATCGAAGCGTGGGGCGGAGTTGATCGTACTGGTGGTGGGGATGTACTCACCCACAGTAGACGACTGCTCTAGTTGGGCGCCCCAGAGAAACAAGCCGCTGGTACCGTCTCCGGTGTAACTTGTAGAGACACCGTTATTTAGTTGAAGAACCAATGTACTTGCGACTGGAGAAGCAACTGTAGTTGCAGATACGACGCAGCGGTACCAGCCATTAGATAACGCCTGAATAGATGCAGTAAGTGGAGCTATAGACTGGGATGAAATAGTTCCATTCGCCAAGTTAAACGTAGCAGTGCGACTACTGTTTACCCAGTTGCTAGAAGTACCAAATGCAACAGTCAACTGTGTACGAGTGTCTGCTTTTGCATAAACAGAGACTGTGTATGTTGTATTTCCAGCCCAAGCTATGCTTATTCCTGAGACTTGGTGGCCACCTGTAGAAGTATCTTCAACCAGCTTATCTGCAGTTGTCTGCCCGTCTGGCGCCAGAGTAATGTTCGACGTAACTGTACTTCCAACCAAAGTACCAAGACTTGCAATATTTTCCGAGTTTGTCTGCAAATTCGTCACTGCCGTCTTGATCAGCCCGTCGCTGCCCACATACGTGCCGCTGCTGGCGCGGGTGAAGGTGACGAGGTTCTGTGCGGTGGTGGCGTCAACGAGGCTCTTACTGTTTGCGAAGTTAAGGTCAAGAGATGGGCGTTGCCCTGAAAGATCATAAAGCTGGTCACCAAACCCACGGTATTGATGATTTGCCGCCAGCTTAGTTCCAGCTAGTCTCATCTTAGGTAAGTTCGGTAAGGGCCAAGCTACCATTCACAGTAGCTGCAGATTCACGAATGATTGCAATGTTTGCACCAAACGGTACAGCGATATCAAGACGCTCACCATTAGCAATGAAGTGACTCGTGGAAGCGTTAGCAGTTTGTGCTCCGACGCCAACCACATAACGAATATCACAACCACGAGCACGGATGCTGATACGTGAAATGTTTGCAGTCAATGCAGTGTTAGCAGAAGTAGCAGTTGCAGTAAGCTGTCGAGCTACGGTAGGGATACCGAGAGGCTCAACGTGTTCTGTATGTCGGTTGTTTGGGATATTAAATGTAGTGGCGCCAGAGTAGGTCATAATTAACCAATAAGAGGTGTAGTGTGTGTAGCTAGATCAAGTGGGAAGTTATGAGCATTACGCTCGTGCATTACTTCAAAACCAAGTCCAGCTCGATTAAGGATATCAGCCCAGGTATTGATCACTTGCCCTTGAGAGTCGATAAGGCTTTGGTTAAAGTTGAAACCATTAAGATTGAAAGCCATGGTCGAAACGCCCAAAGCAGCAAACCAAATGCCAACAACAGGCCAAGCAGCAAGGAAGAAATGAAGGCTACGGCTATTATTGAAAGATGCATATTGGAAGATCAAACGACCGAAGTAGCCATGAGCAGCTACAATGTTGTAGGTCTCCTCTTCCTGCCCAAACTTGTAACCATAGTTCTGAGAGATCTCTTCAGTCGTCTCACGAACAAGAGAGGACGTAACCAGTGAACCGTGCATCGCACTGAATAGCGACCCACCGAACACGCCAGCCACACCAAGCATGTGGAAGGGGTGCATAAGGATATTATGCTCGGCTTGGAAAACAAGCATGTAGTTGAAGGTCCCCGAAATACCCAGAGGCATAGCATCGGAGAATGAACCTTGACCAAACGGATATACAAGGAAGACTGCCGACGCTGCGGCAACAGGGGCTGAGTATGCGACACAAATCCAAGGCCTCATCCCTAATCGATAGCTAAGTTCCCACTCTCGTCCCATGTAAGCATAGATGCCAATGAGGAAGTGGAATACTGTGAGTTGGAACGGACCCCCGTTGTAGAGCCATTCATCAAGTGAATTAGCTTCCCAAATTGGGTAGAGGTGTAGTCCGATGGCATTGCTGCTCGGTACGACGGCTCCCGATATGATGTTGTTGCCATAAAGAAGACTCCCAGCTACGGGCTCGCGGATGCCATCAATATCGACAGGGGGAGCCGCAATGAATGCAATGATAAAACATGTAGCAGCGGCCAACAAGGTTGGAATCATAAGGACTCCAAAGTGACCAATATAAAGACGATTGTCTGTGCTGGTTACCCAGCTCAAGTAAGAGTCCCAGATGTTAGTCCGGGACTTAGGGGCTACTAGAGTAGTAGTCATGTGTAGTTAGTTAAGTCGAGTAACGGATACTCGTCCAACTCCAGAGGCAGTGAGACCGATAGCATCAGCCGCACCTTTACTGAGATCAAGGCTCCTACCATGAATGTAGGGTCCACGATCGTTGACCGTCACCACGGCACACCTCTTTAAACACACACGTAAGCGTGTACCAAAGGGGAGTGTCTTGTGCGCTGCAGTAAGGCCGTTTTGATTGTATCGTGATCCACTCGCAGTAAGGTTCCCATTGAAGCCGGGACCATACCAAGAGCTAATCACTGACAGAGTAGTTAGAAGAGGAATCATAATAAGATAGCAAGGAACATTTATATTTCCATCTACTCATTAAAGAGGCCCAGCACTACTCGCTAGGGGCTAAGCCTCTATCGATCAATAGCCCTTCTTAGCCGAAGGCTTCATCTTAACAGGCTTACCGGTTTTAGCGGCTGCCTTCTTGGCTGCTGCTTTACCAGCAGGAGTATAAGGATACTCTTTGTTTCCGACTTTAGGCATGGTAGTTACTTCTTTTTAGCAGTCTTAGCTGCACGTTTAAATTGAGCTGCAGTGGGTGCTCCTTTAGCACCAGGTTTACGCATCTTCTCATCACTGCCAGCAGCGATACGCATACGCTTAGCGTGGATGTTTGCGTAGAGTCCAGGTTTAGCCATTTAGCATTTCCACTTACGAAGGGCTAGTGCTTTACGAGTAGGGCGACCCTTCTCATCTTTCATTGGTCCCTTTACGCCACCCATACGGGCACAGAAGGAACGCTTACGTGGTCCTCCCTCAGGCTGTGGAGCCTTTAGATTAGAGCCAGTAGCCTTGTTATATTTGGCACGGCCAGCAGCTGTCAAGCCACCAGTGCGTGATTTGTGTACACCAATCTTAAGGCTCACTCCTTTACTTTTTGCCACCTTTGCCACCCTTAGATCCACAGGATCCCTTACCTTTATGTGCCATTACTTTTTCTTCTTGGGTTTGGACTTACCAGCACTATTAAGTGCAGCAGCAACAGCTTGCTTTTGAGGATAACCTTCTGCTTTCATCTTGCGGATGTTAGCAGAGACAGTCTTATCAGATGAGCCTTTCTTGAGAGGCATTAGAATACTCCAGGAATGATTTGACCAGTTACGATATAAGCGCCAACAGCAGCCACGAAGCCAAGCATAGCAAGGCGACCGTTGAGGAGTTCAGCACGTTCGTTATGAGGCACAGTGTAGGATTCGTCAGTGTACATGGTGGGTTCTTTAGCGAAGATGTTAGTGTCGTTCATCAAAATTGAATGTTGGATCGTTCAAGCTTGTCTGCTACATCAGCACGATAGGCAGGATCCTTATCGTAACGAGGATCACTCATCGCTGCAACCAACTCAGCTTGAGAACGGAAGGCATCACCAGTATTGCGTGGAGCACTACCGGTAAGCATCTCACCATCATACCCTACAGCATCTTGGTAGCGTGCATTGAGAGCCTGAGCAGCAAAGAACATAGCAATAGGATCACCACGATCCATCACTGTATCATACATTGCTACCTCTTGTTCAGAGAGGTTCTGACCAGCCCACTGAATCATGCTCTGGTATTCATCAGAGCCACCAACTGCTTGTTGGATCTGTTCAATGTCAGCCTCTGTAGCTTGAGGAGTACTTTGTTGTGGAGCCTGTTGATTACTAAGGAACATGTTAGCTACATCAACAGGGTGCATACCCTCCACATAATTAACAACTTCAGATGTCCACTCACCAGTACGGTAGGACTCCAAGATAACATCATACAGCTCGCCTGTATCTTCGGTAGGTACCTCCTCCTCTTGTTGTGGTGCTTTCTCTACCTCAGGTTCTTCTTTACCACTGAGGCGCTTTTGTAGCTCAAGGTAACCACGCTCTAACTCTTCTGCTGATCGGTACTTACCAGCCAGCAGTTCGTTCTCTTGCTCAGCTAGACGTTCACCAACTTCCAGGGAATCAAGCTCTTCAGTAGAGAGTTCACCCTCTACTTGCTCATACGGATTAAGTGTAATTTCGTTTGCCATTTGCTGTGATAACGGTTAGATTTCCAAGACCTACTGTCTTTACAAAATCGGGGGAACGACCGATGGTGGGTTCACCAATCTTAGTACGCTTCATATGAGGCGTAGGTTCTTGATTGGTTTGATCATCAACTGGGTCAACCGAAGGGACTTCCTCCGGGGATGTTTGCGGTTTGCTCGATTTCCGGGTTCTCGTTGGTGTTTGTTTGTCCATTGAGTTGATTCATTAGTTGTGGATTTTTAGTTGGATCCAGTATAGGAGCCTTAGCCATGTTAGGAGCTTGCTTAATTTGCTCCATCTGCATAGCTTGTTCTTGTTGATCACCTTGCTCTTGTTGGATCTGACTTACGGACTTAACAAGGTTGAGTACATCAATGCCTTGAGCAGCAGCAAGACGCTTCACTGCCTCATCTACATTAACATAAGTCATCAATGCTTCAGGTCCTAAGGTCTGAGCAATAGTAGTAAAGAACTGAGTTAGTGATTCCCTATCTTGTCCTCTACCAAGTGCATTGATACCAGCAACAATAGTAGGACGTACAAGATCCTTAGGGATACGTGGGATCTCTTGTGTCTTCTGCAGTACAGAGAGCTTGCGGTTCAAATAGGGAACAAGGAACTCAACAGTCAGCAGCGAGAATAGGCCACCGAGTTGTTGCTCTAGTTCCATCTGAGTCATGCGTACTTCCTCAGCAGTAGTGCGCTCACTGTTGCGTACATTAAGGATGAGGAATGCTTCACTCAACCTACGCTCTAGCACACTAGCCATCTCCATAGCAGTCTTGAAGTCAGCTGTCTTACCAACTTGTACAACAGAGATGTCATCGGGACGCCCCTGAATGATGGCTCCGTTCCCCGCAGCCGAGAGTGTCTGAGGTTTAGTAGTACTAGAGGGGGAAACAGTAAAGACCACCTTAGCGGCGACTGCAGAGCCCTCTACGAGTGCTTGCATGAGAGCCTCTAGGGAGCGTAGGTCACCGAGGAACTCCTCGACCCTACCACGTCCGAATGATTCACCATCTACTACATTAAACCTGAGCACCAACCAAGGGTTAGCATCCAATGGTGCCTTACCTTGAGAGCCAGGGATGATCTTATCAAATACTTCCTGATGCCAGACAAGACGGTTGTTATCTCGTCTAACATGTGTGTAAATATCTACATCTTCATCGTTCTCTGAATCTAACTGACCCGGTGGGTTAACAGGAAGACTAGCAGTGAGGATAGGTGCAAGTAGTTTGCGACTAATACGTTCTCGTGTGACGATCTCTAGGATCTCACCGTTACCATCTCGATCTACGACATAGCGATTCAATGGATACAGCTTAAGTCCCTTAGGACCCATGTAGATCAGTGCGTTACCGCCTACTACCAGATGCTTAAGAGCTTGGTGTACGGTAACGCGATCACTTGATGCTGCAATGATTTCCATGACAGACCTCTCCATCTTAGCGAAAGAGATATCAAGGTCTGACCGTGCCTCTGCTGGTAGATCTACACCGATCTTTGTATCATCGATCTGTAGCTTAAAGAAGCTGGTTTGGGGAGGTAGAAGAGCTAGCATCAATTTAGATGCCAGAGTCACAACTCCCTTAGCGCCAACACTTTGCCATGGTGTAATCAACCTAAGATTAGTTGACCGACCTACGTCATCATCCTGTTGGATAAGAGTAGGTAACGTCAACTGAGAGCACTGAACAGCTGTGTCTAGGAATGTGGTACGATACTTACTTAGATAATCGTATCTTGATTTAGCTGCCATTTATCGCATACCGATATTGTTTAGTTTAGGCATAGATCTATTAGGATTTACTCGTGTTTTCGTCATACCTTTCCTACCTTTACCTTTTTGTTTACCCAATCTTATATTACCTACTCCTCCAGCACTGAATGCACCTTTAATACTTAGATCAGTTGCAGGTCCAGTTTCAGTTTCGCTAATAGGAGTAAGGATAGAACTAATGTTAGCAGGAGGAGTAAGATCAGTGGTAGTATCAACGGTAGGGGTAGTGGTAGGAGCAGTGGTAGGAGCAGTGGTAGTATCAACGGTAGGAGTAATGGTAGGAGCAGTAACAGTATCAGTGGTTTTAGGCATCCCGCCCAGGCGCTCAGGTACTTCGTACTGCTTACCAAAACCTTGATTGACTAGACCACCACCGGGTTTGATAGCCTCACCTTTGGTGACAAGGCTAGGACCTACAACTCCGCTTCCTTCTTCAGACTCAGGACGACTAAATCTATTTTGTAGTTCCGTTGCAATTTTACCAGTGCCGTAGAGAGAGTCACCTTGCCTATTCAGGAATGCCTCATACCCTGTAGGTGACTCCTTATCTTGTTGTCTGATAAGCATGTTAGCTGCACCAGAGTTAAGGCCAATACCTTGGAGGTCATTATCCTTCAGCTTGGTGTTTATAATATCAAGCCTTTTGATAACATCAGCTCCTGATACATCAAACTGCTTAGTGATTTGGTTTAGCTCACCTTTAGTAATACCGCCCTCACCGGCAATACGTATTGCTTCGCCAAGGCGAGAAGCGTCCTTAATAGTTATAAGTCCTGTAGGTTCTTCTGATTGAACTGGAGATTGTTCCTTAGCAGTTTCTCTAAGATTCTGGATAACTTCAGGTTTGACGCCAGCATCACGTAGTGCTTTAATGTCGTCTTTTCCAAAGGTTCCTGACTCTACTGCTTGACGTGCATCTTGCTTAGCTTCTTGCCTAGGAGTTTCTTGACGTGTCTCTTGCCTAGGAGTTTCTTGACGTGTCTCTTGACGTGTCTCTTGACGTGTCTCTTGTTGAGTTTCTTGCCTAGGATTAAGAGCTGGAGTTGTCACTCGATCCGGGGTTTGTTCCTTAGCAGCCTCTCTAAGATTCTGGATAACACTAGGTTTAACATCAGCGGCACGTAGTGCTTGAACGTCATCCTTACCAAAGGTTCCTGACTGTACTGCTTGGCGTGCCTCTTGCTTAGCCTCTTGTTTAGGCATAGGAGTTGGGGCGGTAGCTGCTACTCTAGCTGGAGCTGGTTCCTTAGCAGCTTCTCTGAGGTTTTGAATGACACTAGGCTTAACGTCAGCAGCACGAAGTGCTTGAACGTCATCCTTTCCAAAGGTGCCTAACTGTATAGCTTGCTTAGCCTCTTGTTTGGCCTCTTGTTTAGGCATAGGAGCTGGAGTTGGAGCTGCTGCTCGAACTGGTGTTGGTGCTGGAGCTGTTACCTTAGCTGGTGTTGGTGCTGGAGCTGGTTCCTTAGCAGCTTCTCTGAGGTTTTGAATGACACTAGGTTTGACGTCAGCAATACGCAGTGCTTTAATATCGTCTTTTCCAAAGGTGCCAGACTGTATGGCTTGCTTAGCCTCTTGACGTGCCTCTTGTTTAGCCTCTTGCTTGGCTTCTTGACGTGCCTCTTGCTTAGCCTCTTGCTTAGCCTCTTGCTTAGGCATGGGAGTTGGAGCTTGCTTGGTAGCTTCCTTCTTAGATGCCGGAGTTGGGTCTGACTTTTTATTAGCCATTGTTCTCTTCGTTGAGTTGGTGTTGAATCCACTCGACCACAGAACGTTGGCCAGAGCGGTACATAATTAATGAGTGTGAGTCATCCGGGTGGGGATTAAGTGGTGGGAAGTTTTCTTCTAGTTGTTGGAGAAGAGAGGTAAGCTGGAGACCTTGGGTCTCAAGCATACTGGGGTAGATTGGGGTTCGCATGTTCAAAGAAAGCAGGCATACGTGCTCGCTTTGTATCAGAAAGCTCTGGAGCCTTGCCTTCATACATCAAGCGATCGCTAGCATCCAGCCAAAATTTTTTGTCTAGATATTTGTTGGTAGACGCTTTTAAAGGTGTCATAACCCAGTTAATAGTAGCCTTACGCAGCTTATCAAGAGAAGGGCTGATCTCCAACCCTAGCTCCTTACACACAAGGCTGTTAGCTGCTACGTGAACCTGTTCATCACGACTGATGTCAGCACTTACGGTTCTGAGACCAGCGTCACCATTAAAGCGGAAGAAGGGGAGTAGTACGAAGAAAATCGCACGCTCGGCAACCAGTGCCTTGAGTACTGTGTGATCAGGATGCGCTTCCCAAGCATCCCTAAGGCGCTTTGCTTCGGCTTCAGCAGTTTCGTCAACACCCAAAGCATTGGCGATGTAACCGAGAGCCAGGTCGTGGTTCTCTTCGTCCTTGACATTAGATTTAAGCAGGTCTGCCGATAGAGCTGGAATTTCACTAAGGGCATCTTGAATGAAGCTACCAACGGGGAGTTCCATGTGTCGCATAGCGAGGGCACGGTAGATGGTTTCTTCAGAGCCTTCATTCAATGTACCAGCTGTGGTCTGTACCGGAGTCCAGGTACGTTTACGATTTTGTAGTTTTTGATAAGGGTTCATTCGCCGCAATTACAATCAGGAGCAGGGTCGTTAAGAATAGACTCCAGGTAATCGTCGACTTCAGCTTCATCCAAGGCAGCATAGGCACTGGATTTATCCTGAACGTCTCCCATCACTTGGAGTGAGTAGTAAAGAGATGTTTGGGGGCTATCCAGCCACTCCTCAATGAATGCCTCATCATAAGTGATCACATCAGACCAGCTATTGAATGAGTACCCATGAAGAAGTCCCGTCTTATCAAGCATACGGATAATCTCATCCGCCACTCGCTTGTAGTTCTCCCAGCCAACTTCTGATGCGATCTCAACAGGACCGTAATCAAAGCTCTGGACGCCGAAGGTTCCGCTATCACGGTCTACCTGGCGGGCAATAGGAGGTGCAATCTCAGGACAGGTAGTGTACCCATCCAAGTCCTTATAACGATAGCTGCAGGAGGCAGTAGGTGCAATAGCAAACGCTCGGTCCATCTTATGGATGCGAGCTGATGCGGCTGCTGCAGTAATACCAGCATTCAGTTCAGCTGCAAGGATATGGGCAGAGGTCTGTGCCATCTGTCCATCATTGATATCCTTGAGAGCCTTACCGAAGGTCTCATAGGTTACGTTGTAACGTCGGAGGAGGTTGGCAAGTCCCAGCAATCCGAGACCGACTTGGCGATCAGTCTCTGAAGGTAGGTACTCTCCACTTTCTCCAACATTTGTTTTGCCGTGTAGGTTGCACAGTTCGGACATTCCGTGGATAAATGCACCTTGAATGTCATTGAGTTCACATCCGCCGAGGTTGACATGTTGAAGTAGACAGGTACCCCGGCTTGGGAGGTATACTTCCAGGCAAACGTTACCCCTGATTCGATTTCCATTCTTGTCTACTTTTGTTTTGTTCAGCCAGATGTCACCCTTTTTGATACCATCAAGGAGAGCATCCTTTACTTCTTGGGTCGCATCATCCCACCAATGTTGGTTAATGTTGACGCAACGCTTAACCCAAGGTAGCTCACTACGGCTAGCAGTGATAAACTCAAGCACATCAGGATGACTGAGATCAAGGTGTAGTACCACAGCTCCATTTTTATAAACACCCCCGCGTCGAAGGATTTCGTTCAAGGTCGAGTAGATCTTGGCAAAAGATACGGGACCTGATGCAACCAAGCCCTTACTATTCTCCTCTCCTCGTGCCCGGAGTTTAGATAGATGGACTGCAACTCCCGCTCCATAGCGAAGAGCGTGCGACACAAATCGCCAAGATGCTTCGATTCCATTGGGACCCTCCATAGTGTCCTCTACAACAAATACTGTACACGACACAGGCAGTCGTGAGGTAGGATCATCGATCCAGGATTGAACACGCCCAGTACGGGCAATAAGATCAGTGGACATATTAGACAAGATCGCTAAGGTTTGGTGGTTGATAATTAGGACCCTTGAGGACTTTACCATCCTCTCGGTAGATAGGCTTACCGTCTTCACCAAGCTTACTCATGTTGCTTTGGTGGACACGGTATAGTGCTTCATCTAGATCCCATCCTAGGTTCTCTGCATATTGATAGCAGACATAGACAAGATCAGCTAACTCTTTAAGGGTATCGGTAGCATTAACTACGAAGCCCTTGATGAGTTGGTTCTCAGCATCTAGGAACTCTTTGAACTCCTCAACGATCAAAGTCCGCTGCATAGTCCGTGAAGCTGGACTCGTACTGTTCGTTACTTGGAAACCAGCCCGGAACTCCTGTGCTTGCTGTTGGGGTAATGCTTTCAAGCTCATTTTGAAGATAGTGGATTGCTTTTTGAAGATCTTCTACTTTGCTGTCTTTATAACCAGCACGGCAGATGTATTTGATGGCATTGCCAAGATGGAAGTTCAGTCCTTGGTCTCGAATGAAATCCCAGACTTGGATGTTTCCCCGGCTGTAGTATTCGGGGCCTGTGGAACTGGAGTCGGCCATTTCTTAACTAAGTTAGATACGGTATTGCAGAGAGTAAAGTTTTGACGTTGTAAAGCCATGAAGATAGTAATAACATCCTCTAGCTTTGTCTCAGGATTACGCAGTGCATTCTCAATCTGTTTGAGTTTGAACTGCTGCTCCATTGTCAGCTCCACTACTGGTGCTGGGAGTCCAAAGTCTTGGTTCTTGATTGGTGAAATCATAGTCATCACATTGTAGAATCTTAGCGAGGCGTGCATTCATGAGAGCTACATCTTCTCCAAGATCCTTCTCAGCAAATGCTTTAACTACTGTGTCCCAAGTGTAGCCTTCCTTTTCAAAGAGAGCAACAGCACGCTTGATACCAATACCAGGTACACCAGCATAGCCATCAGTTTGGTCACCTGACATAGTTTGGATGAGGTGCCATCTGCGGCCCTCCTCAGGCGTTACAGTGACCACTCCATCAGTGAGGTCATAGAGGTCCCCAGGGATCTGTCGCATGTCCTTGTCGGGGCTGCAAATGATGTGTCCGGGCTCTTTAGTGGCGTAGATACCAAGGGCGTCATCAGCCTCTAAGGTAGGCATCACAACAACGTTGTACTCCTCCTTGAGTTTGTTGATGACCCTTTTGTAGCCACACGGTTTCTTTCGGTTTCGATGTCCTTTATATGCTGGATCAATACTCTTACGAAAGTTGACACTATCAGAAAAGAAAAGAATAGAGTCATCGAAACATCCAAGGTCATTTGCGATGTTGTATAACTCTCGCTCGACATACTCGTATGCCTCTTTGAAGTTGGAGGTGACGACGATAAGGTCTTCTCCAAAGTCAATTTCTGTTTCAGCTCCGGCACAGCATTTATAGACAATAAAGTCAGCATCAATAAGTAGACTCACTTACCTTGACCTCGACGAAGCTTACGTCCGTGAGAGGGTAGTGATCGAGTGCCATTACCTTGACGAGTACGTTTATATTTGGCACGGGACTTGAACTCTACACGTCCCAGTGCGGTTTTAGATTTTACTGCCATTTTTTACTTCAAGGATTTGTTTTACAAGTTTTTGTATATCATCTACCCTGCCTTCTCTTACGGCTGTGGAGAATACGTCATCCCACCACTCCGAGACGACAAAATAGAGTTCTTTCTCTAGATCAGTCATCAGTGTACATCTGCCCAAGTGGATCCGATCTTACCCTCGGCAGCGATAGGGATACGGAGATTATAGTATTCACCAGCTAATGCAGCACACATCTCTAGGTGTTCCTTGAGATCCTCTGCATATGCTGGTAGGCATTCCCACTGTAGTTCGTCGTGGATAAATGCTAGCTGATGAG